GCGGGGGGAGGTACAAAGTGGTCGGCGGAGGTGGCGGAGGTGGTGGTGGCACAGGTGGCGGAGGTGGTGGCACAGGTGGCGGCAATGCAACAACTACCACAGTATCTGGTGGTGGTGGGAATCCCTTTTATGATGAAAAAGACGTAGACAGAATAGTGCCAAGAGAAGGAAAAGGAAAAACTGTTTATTTTAAAGATGGCACCACAATGACGTTTGATAAAGACGGCAAGTATGTGGTACCAGAAGTGCCTAAAACAGATTTTTCTCTAGTACAAAGAACTGACGCACAACGTAAGGCAGATGACGCTAACCAAGAGCAAGAAAGAAAAGATCAAGAAGTACTGGCGGCTGAAAAGCAAAGATTAGCCGATTTGGCTGCGGCACAAGGTAGACAACGAGACAAGGACTTGGCGGCAAAATATAAAGATGTTGACCCAAGCTCACTTCGTGTATCAACAGGCAATATGAAAAAGAGTCACTTTGATTTAAAACAAGGTGATAGAGACGTTGATCCTAAAACTGGTAATGTAATGAGATGGCGTGCCGCACCTGCTGGCCAACATGCAATACACGGCAGTTGGGAAATTGACGATACAGTAGCGGGACAAGGATGGAAAGAAAGACCAGGTATGGGCTACGTTGGTCCGAGTAGAGATAGTGCAGAAGGTCAAGCAATCTACGATAGACAAAGATCTCAAATGATCAGCCAGGATGATTTAGCTAGATTAAATGCTATCAGAGGACAGTCTTCTGATCAACGAAATGCTGGTAACGGAATTCGAACAAAAACTACTTTATCAGGACCATTAAGTAACGTTGATTTATCATCAGTGAGCGCCAGCGATTTACAAAAACAAATTGCTAGGGACATGGCAGCTGGCAAAGATATTAGCCCAGAACTTCAATCAGCCGCCGCCGCTAAAAATGAAGATACAACTTTAAACGAAATGTCTTTACAGTTACATTCATTAGCTGAAGAATTAAATGAATGGAGTATGAGTGACAGACTACATCCTGATGTTGATTACGATTATAAAGATTTAGCCATTGATGCTGGTATAACAGGTCTTGGTGCTCTAGCAACCTACGCAACTGGCGGTTTGGCTGCACCTATTGCAGGTACTGCGGCAGTGGCTCGTGGGGGTCGTTTAGCAAACATGCTATACAAAGGTTATCAAGGCGGTAAAAACGTTGCACAAGGTATTAAGGCTGTAGCAACCAATCCAGAAGCTAGAGCACTAGCCAATCAGGCTACTAGTAAAGTAGATCTAGCAAAAGGAGCTGGAAAAGCACTGGCAGGCGACATAGCTTTTTCAGCTGGAGTTGACAAAGCTGGCGACGGCATACAAATGGCCGCTGACAAATTAGGAGATGTCAATAAAAGAGATGCGGCAGCAATGGCAACAAATGTTGCTCGTGCTGTTAAGGAAGATCCATCTTCTGAATTAGAAAGAATTAAACATTTATCAAGAAGGTAAGAATTATTATGAAAATGAATGAATTAATGAACGAAGGCCCTGTTAAAAAAGTTGAAAAAGGCGCCAAACTTGCAGGAGCGACCAGTGACCTAATTGGTGCTGGTGGTGAATGGGTAGGCAATCAACTTAGAAAGTTGGACCCTAGACAGATTTGGAATAAAGATATAAAAACAACTTATTCTAGTGTTGATTCAAAGCCAGGTGGAGTTCTTGATACTTACAAAACTCAACTAGCAGCCGCAGAAAAACAAGCAGAAAAAAATGCCGCACAAGTAGCAAGGCAAGAAAAAGCAGATGCTCGAATTGAAAAATTGGACAAAATGCGAGATAAGATGACTACTCGTGGTCGAGACACTTCTAGACTTGATAATATAGTTGGAAGGCAAGATGCAATTAGCAAGGACGCCGCTGGTAAAATAGTAACACCAACAAAAGTAGATAAACCAGATCCTACTACACAAAGTCTTTGGAAATGGTCTGCTCCAGTTGGAGGTGCAGAATTAGGTTATAGAGCCGCAACAAGCTCAGAAGCAGATCCTTCAGGTGATAGTCTAGTCGATCTTGGAACAGATATAGTAGGTGCAGGAGTACGTAAGATATTTGGTACACCAGCTGGTATAACACAAGGAGCACTTAAAGATAGAGATGCAGGTGATGAAGTAGATGGGGCAGCACAAGAAAAAGAAAAACGAGATGCTAGTGATAGTAGAACTGTGTCTACTGATACTAAAGAGAGTATTTCTGATATTTTAAAATTGTCTGGTCAAAAATCAATTACTGAGCGAGATAATGTTGCTGGAATTATTAAGCCAAAAGAAATTGTAGCACTACATGAATCAACTCAATTAGAAGAATGTGGGATGATGACCAGTACACCAAATCAAACAGCCAGTTTAAGTATTAATGCTACTGCTGGCAATGGACAAGAAGTTGCTAATATGTTGGCGGCTATTATGAATCTAGCAGGTGTTAAACCTGTAACAGGCGATATGTTGGGATCTTCCCCAATGCCACCAATGCCAATTGTTAAGGCAATTGATATCATTTCTCGTGGAGATTCAGATTCTATGAACAGTCATGACCACGACCATGACCACGACCATAATGATAAAGAAACATTAACTGGTGGTATGGAAGAAGAGTATGGAAATACTCCTGCAGATCCAACAAAAGTTCCAGACCTTGATACTAATAAATTGGCATATCAACCAAACAATGCTAAACCAAGAGATAGAATGGACGGAACAATGCCAAAAGGTTTTCCAACAATGACCCACGAAAGCCTACAACAAGCATACCAACAGTTTAAGAACGGTCAATAAGGAGAATTAAATGTCAGCCGGATTTACAAGAATTAATGGATTGGCTTGCACAGCAGGCACAATCTATCCAATGAACAGCAAGTTATTTCTTTGCACAGTAAAAAATACCAGCGGTACTGCTGTTGATATCAGTGCAGAAGATGATACAGTTGAGGAAACAGTAGAACAGATTGTTAAAGAAATCAACCCATTAGCATTTTTTGTTGCTAATGACAATACTGGTAAGATTTATCTAGTTATGGATTACAATACCAGTGCCGCAGACCTACAACATAGAATCCGCCAAATTGGCGCCGACTCTACTGCTGTTAGAACTGGTGTTAGCACATTTACATATTCTGCTACCAGTGTTGGACCAAACGACAAAGACATTAGTGGAACTACTGTAGCTGATGCGACGTCCTTTACAACCGCTTAATTAACTCCTTAAAAGGAAGTTTCAGATAGGCTCTACGGAGCCTATTTGTTTCAGTAAATAAAGTTATGGCAAAGAGCTTAGAAGGCGTATTAATTAAAAAAGCCCACATAAGGCAAAAGTGGACTGAAGAAGAAATACAACAGATGCTGTTGTGTGCAGATCCTATTACGGGACCTGAACACTTTATTCGTAATTTCTTTTACATACAACACCCAACCAAAGGTCAGATGCTATTTGAGCCATTTGACTTTCAAGTTAAACTTTTACACAGTTATCATGATTACAGATTTAATGTAAACATGATGCCACGTCAAACTGGTAAAACAACTACGGCAGCAGGATACTTGCTTTGGTATGCTATGTTCATGCCAGATAGCACAATTCTAGTTGCGGCACACAAATATTCAGGTGCGCAGGAAATTATGCAACGTATTCGTTATGCTTATGAACTATGCCCTGACTTCCTACGTGCAGGTGTTACAAGCTACAATAAAGGTAGCATTGAATTTGATAATGGTAGTCGAATAGTAAGTCAAACTACTACCAGTAATACAGGTCGTGGTATGGCCATTTCATTATTATATTGCGATGAGTTTGCGTTCGTACCTCCAAACATTGCCAGTGAATTCTGGACTTCTATTTCCCCAACATTAAGTACTGGTGGTAAAGCAATTATTACCAGCACTCCTAATAGCGACGAAGACCAATTCGCTACGATATGGAAAGAAGCTAACAAATTATTTGATGAATACGGTGATGAGAAAGATGTTGGTATCAACGGGTTTCATCCATTTAGAGCACATTGGAGTGAGCACCCTGATAGAGATGAAAAATGGGCTTCTGAAGAACGAGCACGTATTGGTGAAGAGCGTTTCCGTCGTGAACACGAATGCGAATTTATTATCTTTGATGAAACATTAATCAGTGCCCTAGTTCTAGCAGAGATGGAAGGCATAGAACCAGTTATGCGTATGGGCCAAGTTCGCTGGTATGGTAAAATACAAAAAGGCAAGTCTTATCTTGTGGCATTGGATCCAAGTTTAGGAACTGGTGGCGACTATTCTGGTATAGAAGTGTTTGAAATTCCTGGAATGAAACAGATCGCTGAGTGGCAACATAATATGACTCCTATACAGCAACAGGTTAGAATAATGAGAGACATCTGCAAGTATATCAGTGAAGAAGCAGGCGGAGGAATAGATAGTCCTAAGGTATATTACAGTGTGGAAAACAACACAGTGGGTGAAGCCGCACTGGTGGCCATTAATGAAATTGGTGAAGATAATATACAAGGTTTGTTTATCAGCGAACCTATTAGAAGAGGGCATGTTCGTAAATTTCGTAAAGGATTTAATACCACACACAATGCTAAAATTGCTGCCTGCGCCAAATTTAAACAACTAGTGGAAAATAAGACCATAGAAATAAAGAGCAAATCTTTAGTGAGTCAACTTAAATCTTTTGTTGCTTCAGGCAGTAGTTTTGAGGCAAAAAACGGGGATCATGATGACCTTGTAATGAGCATGTTATTATGTGTTAGAATGATGGGAGTTCTCAGTGATTGGGATCCTTCAGTCTACGATATCCTAAGAAACACTGAAGAAACTATAATGCCCATGCCCATATTCATAAACTAAGAAAGCATAAATATCATTATGATTAATCAAGATATTATTGCCCAAGACCTGTTCTATAAGATACGTAGCCGATTCCCTAAAATGGAGATGGGCGATGAGAGCGGGCAGTCCACATTTGAAGCTGCCAAGGGCAGATTCTTTGATTTTGACGCAATTTTTAATGAAAGCAATTTAGGCACAGTTAGCATTAGCATCAACGAGCCAGGCAGTTTAAAATTATATTTTAACAAGAACATATTAGAAGATGCTGACGAGTTAACTTCTAAAACTTGGTATTCTTTCCTAAGAGAAATGAGAAAATTTGCCATGAAAAGATTAATGAGCTTTGATACTAGAGATATCAGCAAAACAAATTTAGATAAAAGAGATTATGGCTATTTGGCCAATAAAGGACCTGTTATGAGTGAATCAATGATGAGAGGTACTAGTCGTACTAGTTATAGACCTCTAGAAGCATTACAAAGAACCAAACTAATTATTCGTCACAGTAAACCAGTAGACGAATCAATTCCAGGCGCAAGAAGCAGAAATTTAGAAAGTCTGTTTATTGAAAACGCTTCAGGAGAAAGGTTCAAATATCCATTTAAACATTTAGCCGGCGCAAAAGCTATGCAACGTCACGTGGCAAATGAAGGATATCCTCATGATCCAGTTGGTCAAAAAATTATACAGATGAGCGAAGACATGGCCAAGTTATCAAACTTTAAAAACTATGTCTACCGTGAAGACCTAATGAATAGTGGAACTAGCAACATAGTTGAACGAGCACAAGTTAAACTTCAAGAGTTAAAAGATAAGATCAATAAAATAAGTATGCAACATCATTATGAGTCATTCAAACAAGAATGTGAATCAGGTATGAGTGGTGATATGCCTTTAATTGATGATATCACATTAGAAGATTATAAAGATAAATTTACTGTTAAAAGTTTTAAAGAAGATATTGCAGAAGTTTTTCCATTGTTACATCGCATCATGCAGGAAAATGAAATTGATTTAGAAGAAGTTGCTCAATTAGAAGACCAAACATCAGAATTAAATTTAGAAGATGTGGCAACCTTAACGCCAGAGAGTGTATTTTATGATTGGGCACACACATTAGTAGAAACTAGATTAGATCCTGAAGATCTTTCAAAATTAGGCGAATTATTAAGTGAACATTTCCCTGTTGGACTCAATGGAGATAATGTAACAGGCACACTAGAAGAATTAGGAATCGATGTTCCAGATACAACTAAAATTCAGTTAGCACAACTAGCAGAACAACAAGGTCCAGATGCAAACGCAGTCAAAGTTGTGATGGAATTCTTAAGCAAATTTCAACCAGAAATTTATAACGCATTAGATATACAACAAGCACCTGTTCAAGAAGGTATGCAACAAGGCATTACTATTAATGGGAAAGAAGTTGATGTGAACAGTCTACAAGTTGATGGTGTTGATACTAGAGACTATCCAGATTTTTCAGATGCATATTTTAGTGACGGACAATTTGAAGATGGATCAGACATGTCTGATGAAGAGTTAGAAATGTTAAGAGACGAACATGGCGATCTACTACATGAATTAGTTTTTGATAGTTTACATGAATCACAACAATCTGAAGTACAAGAACATTGGACAAATAAAGTTGGTAAATTAGGCAAAGCGGCAGGCGACTTAGCAGACAAGGCCATTACTAGTTTTGCTTTTAACCCAGTAACAAGACTTGGCGTAACTGGTGGTGCTGTAGCCGCCGGTGGAAAATATTACAACGACAAAGAAAAAGCAGAGAAAGCAGAGAAAGATGCACAAGATTATATGGTAAATCCAGGCAAAGAAAATCCAGATCATTTCCTTGATCCACATCGTCATACTCCTATTACAAGAGAAAATATGGAGCAAACACCAGAAGAAAAGCGTCACGCAATGGAATATCTACAAAACATTGCTCGTGCAATTAAAAGTGGAGAAGTAGCTCCAGAAGAAGTTGAACAAGAGTTTTTCAATACATTGCCAATGCTAGGTGTAAGTGATGAGAAAACAATGACTGCATGGAGTCGCATCACTGGAACAAATGATGCCCCAAAACGTTCAGCAATGAGTGATGCAGATATTGATGCAGAACTACGTGGTATTAAAGGCAGTGAAGAAGATGATGATGCGCAGTTTATTTCCAATCTACGTAATAATGCAAAGAGTGGCGGTATTAAACAAGACACTACGGGATTTGGTGCGGACATGGATGAAGGTGAAGAACTACAAACAGATAACAAGAAAAAATCTGGTGGAGCACCAATGAAAGAAATTGCAGAATTTATCATGGGTTTTTATGACCGTAACACAGGCAATTTCCCATTAGGCGAAACAGGCGTTAAAATTAAAGTTGAAAAAGAATTTGGAGACAAGGCTGGACAACTTGCAGAACGTTTAATTCAAAAATTAGCTTCACATAGTCATGAAGCACAAATGTTTGAAGATATTAAAATACTAAGCGGACAAGTGAAAAGAGACAGCGCATTGGTAGCTATTAATAAGTCTCCAGTAAAATCTATGAAGATTGATGAAAGTACTGATTTTATCAACTTAAAGAAATTAGCTGGAATAGGCACAAAAACTCAATCAAACAAACAAACAGGCGAAGTAATTGATTTGAAAAAGTTAGCCGGAATCTAATCCTAAATTCCAGTTGACAACATAAATAAAAGCGCATACAATTAAAAGTATGCGCTTTTTGTTTGTGCAGTGGCACAGACAAATAAAGGCAAACTAAAGGCATATTATAAGGAGAAACATTATGGCATCTTTAGCAGAAATTAGAGCAAAGCTTCAAGAACAAAATAACCGTCAGTCAGGCGGTAGTCAAACAGGTGGCGACAACGCCATTTTCCCACACTGGAATATTGCAGAAGGACAAGAAGTAACTGTCCGTTTCCTTCCAGATAACGATCCAAACAATACTTTCTTTTGGGCAGAACGTGCCATGATCAAGTTGCCATTTGCTGGCATTAAAGGTCAAACAGATTCACGTCCTGTTACTGTACAAGTTCCTTGTATGGAAATGTGGGGTGAAACTTGCCCAATTCTAACTGAAGTACGTCCTTGGTTCAAGGATAAGAGTTTGGAAGATATGGGTCGTAAGTACTGGAAGAAAAAGTCTTACGTATTCCAAGGTTTTGTTGTTGACGCTGGTAAGTTCAAAGAAGATAGAACCCCAGAAAATCCAATTCGTCGTTTTATTATTGGTCCACAAATCTTTAATATTATTAAAGGTGCATTGATGGATAATGAAATTGAAGAATTGCCAACAGACTACGTTCGTGGTCTTGACTTCAAAATCGTTAAAACAACTAAAGGTGGTTACGCTGATTACTCCACAAGTAAGTGGGGGCGTCGTGAACGTGCTCTTAGTGATGACGAACAAAGCGCAGTAAAAGAAAAAGGTCTTTTCAATCTACGTGACTTCCTTCCTAAGAAGCCAACTGATGTTGAATTGAAAGTTATCAAAGAGATGTTTGAAGCATCTGTTGATGGCGAAGCATTTGACATGGACCGTTGGGGCCAATACTTTAAGCCGGCAGGCATGACTGGTAGTGGTCGTAGCAACGATGCAGAAGCAGACGTAGGTGCAGTTGACACGGCTCCTAAAGTTGCACCAAAAGTTGAAAAGCAAGAAACTGCGCCATGGGAAGATGAACCAAGCACAAAAGCTTCAGCGCCAGCAAGCGGTAGCGAACGTGCTCAAGACATTTTAGCCGCAATTCGCGCACGTCAAAATAAATCAGAATAATAATTAGGAGGGTTTACGAATGGGTAAGGCATTTGATGTCTCGAAGTTTCGTAAAACCCTCACTAAGTCTATTGACGGGCTTGGTGTTGGTTTTAACGATCCTACAGACTGGATTTCAACAGGTAATTATGCACTTAACTATCTAATCAGTGGTGACTTTAACAAAGGTATTCCTCTTGGTAAAGTTACTGTATTTGCTGGTGAAAGTGGTGCAGGTAAAAGTTATATTTGTTCAGGTAATATTGTACGTCACGCACAAGAACAAGGAATTTACGTTGTCTTAATTGACAGTGAAAACGCACTTGATGAAGCATGGCTTCATGCACTTGGTGTAGACACAAGTGAAGATAAATTGCTTAAACTTAATATGGCTATGATTGATGACGTGGCTAAAACTATCCACGAATTCATGAAAGAGTATAAAATAATGGAAGACGGTAACAGACCAAAAGTATTGTTTGTTATTGATTCATTAGGTATGTTGCTAACCCCAACAGATATTAACCAATTTGAAGCAGGTGATTTGAAAGGTGACATGGGTCGTAAACCTAAAGCACTTACAGCACTTGTTCGTAACTGTGTTAATATGTTTGGTAGTTATAATGTGGGATTGGTAGCAACTAATCATACATACGCTAGTCAAGATATGTTTGATCCTGATGACAAAATTTCAGGTGGTCAAGGTTTCATTTACGCATCTAGTATTGTTGTTGCTATGCGTAAGTTAAAACTTAAAACAGACGCTGATGGTAATAAGACTACAACAGTTAACGGTATTCGTGCGGCTTGTAAAATTATGAAAACTCGTTATGCAAAACCTTTTGAATCTGTTCAAGTTGAAATTCCATATGAAACAGGCATGAGTCCATTTAGTGGATTGGTTGATCTTGCAGAAAGTAAAGGTCTTCTAAAGAAAGAAGGTAATAGTCTTGTTTATGTAACACCTGAAGGCGAAATTATTAAACAATTCCGTAAAGCGTGGGAACGTAATGAAAAAGACGGACTTAACGTCATTATGGCTAATTATAATACTTCACTGGCAAAAGCTGAAGTTGAAGATATTGTAGAGGAAAATGCGTAATCATGGAAGAACAACTAATCATTGAAATCTGGGACTTGTTTAAAGAATATATTCCTGCAAAAAATATGGACACTGCCGCTAATCATTTTGTTGATTTTTTAGTCGATAATGATGTTAGCACAGGAACCCTAGAAGGTTTGCAAGGTCTTGATAATCACCTTGATGAAGCCATCAAAGCACTACTTCGTGAAGAAGCTGGTTATGATGATGAAGGTGAAGACGAAGAATATTACGAAGACGAGGACTAACAATGTGGTACAACAAGGTAAGTAAAGATCTTTCTGAATTACCTGCTTGCCTTGAGTACTACTATAATGAGTTAGCTCAAGCACAGACAGAATGTAAAATATACGGTAATATTGAAAAACTCTCTGCTCAATTGCCAGGCGTAGTTGAGCAGAGATTTAATCAACTTCAAGAAATTGAAGCTATATTAGAATATCTTAATATAGAACTTAGACGCCTACGTAGTAAAACATTTAGAAAATATCTAGAAAATTATCAAAGAGCGTTGAGTAGTCGAGACGTAGAAAAATATGTTGATGGTGAAGCAGACGTAGTTGACTTTGAAAAACTAATTAATGAGTTTGCATTAATTAGAAACAAATGGTTAGGTATTATCAAAAGCCTTGATATAAAACAATGGCAAATGAGCAATATCATTAAACTAAGAACTGCTGGCATGGAAGACATTACATTATAGTATTGACAGACGCTTCAATATCAACTATAATATTAGTATGAAATATATTGAAGATTTAGTCGAACAGTTTGGTTTAGGACGTATACACGTCAGTAACTTTGATGAAAAAATATCGCAAAGTTTAGCTAACCAAATTTTCAATGGTAAAGCATTTACGCACAAACAAGCTGAAATTGCTCTACGACTCGTAAAAAAATATCAAAATCAATTCAAAAAAATTGGAGTCACTGACGTAGAAAGTATGTTAGAAACTCCAATTTATAAATTCAATTTAAGAACAATTGATAACACAAAATCTGTTACATTAGATACAATTTCTAAAAAATTTATTATTAAATTTCCCTTTGATCAAAATTTGTTAACATTGTTTAGAACACTTAACACTAAAGAAAAACTTACCAAAGCTGAATGGGATCCTGATAATAAAAATTGGACATTAGATATAAACGAAGTTAGTTTAGCTTTTATATCAGATAATTTATCTGATAATTTTGTTATTGATGAAGAAATTAAAAACTATATTGACAAATATCATCAAATCAAAGATGAATTTGAAAATTTTGTACCAACACTAATAAAAGAAAATGATAGGTACAAATTTAAAAATATTAAGAATAAGTTTGAAACAACTGATCTAAAATCAGCATTAATTGAAAGTACTAAATTAGGAGTTCACATTTATGCAGATAATGTTGCTGATGAAATATCAGAATTAATTAAACTAAATTCGTTGTACAAAATATACGAACAGAGTCATAATCAAAAATTCTTTATTGACAAAGCAAAGCATTCTAGAACAGAAGTTTTGTCTTTAATTAAAGAAATGAATGTGAATACTGCTATATTTGTTGATGAAAATATTGGTGCAGATACTTTAAATGAATGGGTCAATGATCTAACAAATGTTGGAGTTGGCTTAGATCAAATAGGTGTATTTTTTAGAAGAAAAAACGAAGAAGACGGAGTCAATTTTAATAAAGTAATTAAAGACTTTGGTTTGAATAAAGAAGCATCATCTGCTCCTAATTGGGTATTTTTGAGCAATAAATTTCCAAAAAGTTTATTAAAAAATCATCACAATATTGATGTCTGTTTATTTGTAAACAGATATGTTAATTCGCATTATAGCATTATCAATACCATTAAAAATTCTATTTTTTCTTTGCAATACAACGAACATAAATCAACAGAGGCAGATATTGTCAACTTGTAAAATAATTTTAAAAGATGAAGTCAATGTAAAAATTGAAGGCTTAGACTTAGACACAAGAAAAAAATTAGTGTCTAAGTTTAAGTACGAGTTGCCATATGCACGTCATATGCCTGCATTTAAATTAGGGCGTTGGGACGGAACTGTTAGCTTCTTTGGATTAGGCGGTACAACTTATCTAAGTATGCTGGACAGAGTTTTGCCAATTATTGAGCAAGACAAATATGAAATTGAGCTAGTAGACTTACGTAAACCAATTAAGTTAGAGTTTGAAAAAGTAACTGAATCTTATTGGTCTGATAAAGGTAAGACTTGGCCTAAAGGGCACGTTAAAGAAGGCGAGCCTATCATGTTACGTGATTACCAACCTGAAGCAATTAATCGTTTTTTTGAAAATCCTCAAAGCATACAAGAACTTGCAACTGGTGCTGGTAAAACTATTATGACTGCAACAATGAGTCATATGTGTGAGAAGTATGGTCGCACACTTGTTATTGTACCAAACAAAGGACTTGTAGAACAAACAGAAGAAGATTATCAAAATGTTGGTCTTGATGTTGGCGTGTATTATGGTGATCGTAAAGACTTAGACAAAACACACACTATTTGTACTTGGCAGTCACTTAATATCCTTGAGAAAAAGGGTAAAGAACTAGACGACGCAATGAGCTTATTAGAGTTTATTGAAGGTGTTGTTTGTGTTATCGTTGACGAAGTACATATGGCTAAAGCAGATGTATTAAAAAACTTATTAACAGGAGCATTTGCACACTGTCCAATACGTTGGGGATTGACCGGAACAGTACCAAAGGCACATTATGAACTTGAAGGCATTGTTGCAAGTTTGGGACCAGTTGTTGGTGGTATTGCGGCACATGAACTACAAGAGGCAGGCCATCTTGCTAATTGCCATGTTAATGTTATACAAACACAAGAATGGAAAGAGTTTGGCGGTTATGCAGAAGAATTAAAATATCTAGTAACTGACAAGGATAGACTGGCACATATTGCTAGTATGATAGCTGGCATTAACGAATCAGGCAACACACTTGTTCTAGTTGATAGAATTGAGTGTGGTAAGTTCTTAACAGAAAATTTGCCCAACAGTGTGTTTGTTAATGGTACAGTAAAGACAAAAGACAGGAAAACAGAATATGATGAAGTTCGTACAAGTGATGATAAGATTATTGTGGCGACTTATGGTGTGGCCGCTGTGGGGCTTAATATTCCTAGGATCTTTAATTTGGTTCTTATTGAACCCGGAAAGAGCTTTGTCCGCGTTATCCAATCTATTGGACGTGGTATTAGAAAAGCGGAAGACAAAGACTTCGTCCAAATTTGGGATATAACAG